ATTAATAAATCAAGTTTGATTACATCATTATTAATATTTCTAACTCTATTATCTAATTGTGTTATAATGGCGTGCATAGTTTGTACTTGACCTATAACTGAACCTAGAATATATCTAAGAATAATATAGATGAATACACCCATAGCAAACGAACCAGCAATAGGTAGACCAAAATCAGCAAGTATAATTACAAAAGTTTCCATCTAATTATTTATGACACATCCTGCCATTGTTTTCTTAGATCGTCTTTTAGTTTATTACGCTCAGGCTTTTTCTTATCAGGCACCAGTTGCTGGCGCCTTCTATTGGTTTGTAATAATGCTTTTGCCATAGGATTATTCTTTAACTTATTCATAGCACTATTTATATTAAATTATAATACTTTAATCTTTCTTCACTTATTCTTTCTTTACTTTGTTTGAAGGTGTCAGAATTTAAAAAATCACTAATACTCATCTGTCCCATCATATTATTATATTCTCTATAAACAAGTTTACCACTATCTACTGTGGTTTCGGCACCGTTTGCTATTCCGTTTGCCCTAGCAATATCGTGTGCAAAATCCATATCTTCAAGTCTGCAAAAATGACCATCAAAGGCACAGTTTTGTCCTTGTTCAGAATACATTTTATCCTTATCTGTTTGATTAAGACTTGTCTTTGGTATAATTGACACACCATATTCATCTAATTTTTCTAAATTAGGATCAGCACCTGGCCAAGCAGATTTAAATGTTTCTGAACCATCACGAGCAATGGCAATTACTTTTGAAGCAGTCAAAAAGTTCATTGTTTTAACAAAAGCATTCATTATTTTATATGCTGTATCTGATCTTTGATCATCAGACTTAGAACCTTTATAATCTTTGTAATTCAACATACTACCTTTTAGATCAGAAATAACTTTAGATAAAAATTGACCAAATTTATTTGGATTAATTTTAACATTATTAACACCATAAATACATTTTAATTCGTGTATAATAATGTAAACAAATCTTAATGTTAAATAACTAGTTTTAACATATGATAAATCGTTAAAAACACTTAATACTTTATGCAACTGATCTAAAGTATTTTCAATGGAATCTACTCTAACTTTTTGTTTAGTTTTCCATAATTGATCTTCTTCATTAAGTATAAGATAAATGTCATCCCAACCATAACTGTTTCTGCTAATATCAAAATGACTTATTGGTTTATTATTTTTATCATACAAAGAAGAATGCCAAAAAACAATTTGAGATAAGATATATTGAAATCTTAATCTACTATCCTCTTCTTTTATAACAGACCCAACAGGCCAATTTTTATTCTTAACATTTTCAGTATGAAATAACCTATGTTTTTCGGTAAACCCAGATTTGTTTTGCATACCATCAGTTAATGTTCTACTTCTTTCTCTAACATAATTACTAATCATAGTTTGAATAGAATTAAATTTTTCAATATCATTCAGATCGGACATTTTATTTTGCCAGTTAAATACAATACCAGCCTCAAAATCATTTAGAGTTTTATCATAAACTACAAACATAAGTTTATAATTATTAAACTTTTGTTTTACAATAGGATCAAGATCATCATAAAATTCACCAGCAACCTCGTAAGAAGTACCATCAATAACTACGGGTTCAGCCCAATAAGGTAATGGAAATTCATTTTTAATAAATTCTCTAAGTGTTCTTATTCTATGACCACCATCAATTACTTCGTGTGAAACATATTTTGAAGGAAGTTTATATCTATTAACCTCTCTCAATGTTATAACACCAAAAGACCAACCGTAAATAGGATAACAAGCGATTGCTTGTTTTTTATCTGTATCATAAACATCTGGTCTATTAATACGCTCATTAATAAAAACTCCATCATCAAAAGCTTTGATTAGAGTGCCTTCCTCGTCTGTATGTGAGTAAAATGTGCTTTGAATTGTTAAGTCCAAAAAAACAAATGTCTTTTGGATAATTGGTTGTGGTGGTAATATCATACCGTACCTCCTATAAGGTTAAAATTATCTCTTTATCGAGTTATAACTGTATAATAACACAATTAGACTAAAGAGTCAAGCGTTAAAAAGCAGTTTATTTTAGGGGGTTTTTATATAAGAACAAAACAAGAATATCTTATTCTATGAGATAAGAGGGGCCCGAAGGCCCCAATTTTTTATGTAATAACTATTAGAATACTACTTTAGCACCTACAGCATAGTTATTCTGGTCTTCCTCACTTGAAGATACATTCTGTTCTAACTGATATTCAGCATAGACAGCAAATGCAGCTGTTAATGAGTGGTCGATACCGGCAGTTATGAAACTATCGCCATCTACGATTTCACCATACCCAACGGATATGCTGTCGTATTGTGCAACAACTTCGTAACCTTTAGTTTCAGTACCAGCGTTATCCTTTATAGAATAAGCAGCTGATATAGCAACATCACCTAGATCGTGTGATCCAGAGATTGCCATGTAATCAATTTCTGTGTTATTATCTTTTGCATAACCAACAGAAACTGGTCCAATACCTACAGCAGTTTCATATTTATCAATGTCTTTGTTTCCGTCTGCACCATCCATTTGTATCATAGATGAAACACTAGCAGAACCAATATCTTTTTTGATAACTAAAGTATTAGATATTCTACTACCTTGGTTTTGGTCTGCATTAGAACCGTAAACATTGAAAACATCTGTGGCACCTGTTATCGAAGTAAAGACAGAATTTTGTCTTCCTATCGTAGCAGAACCAAGAGGTCCTTCCACACCTAAATATGCAAGTCTAGATGAAAATGTATCAGAACCAGAATCGTCAATGTTTACACCGACCTCTATCTTACCGACTGCTTTAATATCGCCGCCTTCAGATATTGATAGACCAATTCTTGAAGCATTATTGCCAGACTTCCAAGTAGCTGTACCAGAAGTGTTTTCATTGTAGTAAGCATGATAATTCAGCTTACCATAGATTTCAGCATTTACATCTGGAAGTGTAATGGTAGTATCACCATACGAAACAGACGAAATCGCCATGGAAAGTGCTAAAGCACCGCCCATTAGTTTTATAGAACTCATAAGTGTTCTCCTTATCTTAATTGAAAGATACTATTATTTATACTAAAACGAATCACTTTGACAGACTTTTTTGAGTCCTGCCAATGATTGTAATAAATTGTAATATAAAATAGAAAGGGGCGACTATGAAAGCCGCCCCTTTGGTATCATCTAAAACAGGTGGAGAGAATTACTCTTCTTCCGCAAGTTTGCTGAAGTAAGACAGCGTTTCATCATCATCAACGGAATCGTTTGACGAAGAAGCCGCTACTGCTTCTACTGATACCTCTGGCGTTTCTGATATGGAAGGTGGGGTAACCATATCTTCAACTGTGCCAGTACTTCTAGAACCTGTCAATACTTTATCAAGTTTGCTTTTCAGCTCATCATAAGACTTAAAGTTTGACGCCTCTAGAAATGGTTTTAACGGATACTGTTTAGTCCATATACCTTCAATGGCCTCATCATTCTCCGCAATCTCTTTTGTTGAATCAAATTCTGATTTATCATAGTTCCAGAATCCATCAACTTTTCTGATCTTCAATTTAAAGTCTGCACCTTCCCAAAAGTCAAATGGGTTTACAGGTTTCTCATCTTCAAATTGAGGTTGCATTTTATCAGTAATCTTATCGAAAATCTTTTTACCGAATTTAAATAGTTTTACTTGTCCTTCGTTTTCAGGATGTTTAGGATCAGAAACGATAAGAACATTAGCAAAGTAAGATAGTTTTCTTTTTCTCTTACGAGCAATCTCTTTGTCTGCCTCGATACCTGAATTCCATAGACGACTGTTCTCTTCACTAACTGGATCTTTTTGATTCATTGTAGTTAAAGAATTCTCTATGTACCAACCACCAGGTCCTTGAAATGCGTGTGACCACATTTTAACCCAAGGTAAATCTTCGTCTTTGACAGCAGGCAAGAATCTAAGAACGGCATAACCATTGCCAGTCTTGTCTAGTTCTGGTTTCCAGAACCTGTCATCTACATAAGATTTCTGATTGTTGTTTGAAGAGACGCCACTAAGTTCTTTAGTGAGTGCGTCTAGGTTTGATCTTGACCTTTTTAAGGCCGCTATACTTGTATTCATTTATATATCTCCGTATGTTGTAAGTATTGTTGTATGTATTAGTTTATCCACAAAGTGCATAATATAATAGTATTTATAAGAATCAATCAGTTTCTCCATAAATAGTTTCGCCACTTTTGGTAACTATAAAGTTATTTACCATAGTAGCATTTTTGTCGAGTTCATTTAAGTCTCGGCAAACTTTTAATATTCCCTCTTTATCGTCTGAGGTCAATATAATATTTCTGTTTCTTTCACTTTCTAATGTGTACATATTCTCTCCTTATTAAATATGATTCTATTATAACACCTTTTTTAGAAAATGTCAAATATTAATCCTGTCTAATTCATCAAAGAATTGCATATTACCCTTTAACCAATAATTGGTACCAATCATAAGTCTAGGTTCTTCAGACTCATTTGGCGTAGTACTATGTTGAACCCAACCTGGAAATATAACTATATCACCTGACATAACTGGTATTGTCCAATTGGTAGCATTCCACTCATTGAGTTCAGTATATTCAAATCCCATTCTATATTCTCGTTGCCAAGTGCTTTTACCATCTGGTGCTTGTAGTATTAAATGACCTGTCTCTGCTCTTGGATAATAACATATAGAAAATATTGTATGAGGGTGATTGTGTATTGGATGATTAGATCCTTTATGATTTACAGTTAGCCAACTAGATTGAATTTGTAATTCATTTTTACACAGCATAATATTATCTCTAAAGTAATGTGCTTGTTGACTGATAATTTCTTTAATTTTTTCTAATTTAAGATTGTCTAGAAAGTGACCTCTCTCTACAAATACATTAACAGTTTTACTATCATCATCAGTTGACTTAATATAGTCATCAATATATTCTTTTGCTTCTGGTGTAAAGTTGCTGAAAGTGTAATTTGTGTTTATCTTGTAAACAGGAACTCCCCACAAATTATTAAAGATTGTCATTCTTGACCTTCATCAACATTAAACGACCTATAAGGTTCTCTATTACCACCTTCTATGATATGTTTAATCATAACTTGTTTAGTAAGTCCTGTGGCACCAGCTTCATCATTAATCTTTTGTATCTTTTTTATCTTTTCTCTTAACCTATGAACCTCGTTTTGTAGTTCTTGGTTATCGTGTTCAAAAGTATATATGCTTCTATCACCTATCATTTATTTTCCTCTTTATAATTTAATCGAAGAATACTTTTTTAATTTGAGCAGACGCTTGCGTTTCTGCTCTTCCATAGTATCTTCATTCAAAAGGTTGCGTGAGCGAAGTAAAGATATCATCACTTCAACATCAGCCACCTCTTCAGATAATTTAATTAATTTATCCTCTCTTAATTCAGTACGATAACATTTTGACAATTCTTGTATCATTTCACCACACTCTTCCATAGTGATAACTAATATATCAATTATTTCCTGATTCATTTATTTTCTTCTTTATTATCATTTTCATCTTTGTTAAATTGTATCTTAGAAATGGTTTATAGTTCATCATCAATTTATATTTCTTAGGCCAGATAACATTCTCGTTTATTTGTTTATTAAACTGTTTTGTATAACCTAGAATATCATTTAAGATAATCATAGTTTCTAATGTTATCTTAGAGGCAAGAAATAACTTGACCAATGGTGGGTGTTGACCTTCTTTGACTTTGAATAGGTCGTCAAATTTGATTCCTTTCTCCTCAATGAATTCAAATAAAGTATCAATATCGCCTTGGAATACATAACTTAAACTCTCTATTCGTTTTCTCCATTTGTCATAATTTTCACTAGCAGTTTTTCCAATAACATCACCAATCCAAACATTATCACCATTAATGAATCCACTAACAAAATAATCAATGCAATCGTTATTGCTATAAGACCTCGACAACTTGTGAAAAAAATATCTATCACGCCTTTTAGTAAATGTTTTGAGTCTCGCTGTTGTCTTACCATTGTGCTTAAAGTAGTCATACGATTCTGAAGTGAAGTGAAGCTTGACTGCAAGGTAGATTTTATAGACATCAAATCCATCCATTCTATACGGGCAATCTGCCCATCCTCTCTTTCAATAATCTTAAATCCATCGCATTTACTTCTAGTTTTTCTTTTAATGATTTATTAATCATTTTGCCCATGCCTGTTGGGTCAATATCATTATCTTTGCAATATAACAAGACTGCTTCCCAATGTGTAACCTTTTTATTTCTTACCATATTCTCGATAAGAAGTGCGAATTTATTAGGTGTTATTATTGCCATTGAAGTCCTCTATTGCCTCTTTTAATTTAGGTATGTAATCTTGTTTCTTTTTATGAAAGACTTGATTAAGACCTTGTTCGGTCACAATCAGAATAACAATATCTTCTATATCAGTACCATATCGTTCTTTATACATTTCAGCATAAGCAGTACCTTGTATAAAGTAGTTCTCAATCCATTCTTCTTTCTTTTCTCTAGTAGAAGTCTTGAAGTCAATTATACATGGTTTACCATCATAGTCAGCAATACAGTCAACTTGACCAGCAACTTTGTATTCATCACTATACAAACTACCTTCTTGTATTTTGATATTATCAATCTTGTCTAGTTCTTCTTTCATAACTGTAAACAAGGCAAGTGGTAAAACACCTGCGTCTGATAGTTCTTCATTATTAAGATACTGTTCAACTAATTTATGTACAGCAGTACCTCGTCTTGCGGCCTCATTAGCAATATAGTTTGCTTTCTCTTCGCCAACTTTCTTTCGCCATGCAAGTATACCTTCTTTACCTCTTGGTGCAAGAATAGTAGTGATTGACGGATACTTCTCACCTGTTGGTGAAATATAGTATCTTCCGCCATTAATGTTTTCTGTTAATAGTTTTGGTAGATCATCAACTGGTTGATGTGTAAAGGACTTCATCCCTTTGGTCTTGAAGTAGTCTCTCAATTTACTCATAATGTATATTATAACAGGTTTTTACTATAATGTCAAGCCGTGAGTGTAGTGTGTTTTACCGTCAACTCTAGACGCTCTTAATACTTGTTTTCTATTATCGTGAAGTTTATATGAACAATGAACCCAACCACTATTGGCATCCCCGTCCGTATAAAATTCCAATATGATTTGGTCAAATTCTAGATTGTCTATAATCCATTCTGCCAATTCTTTATTATCAATACCTGTTATTTCAAAATCTGCGGCCTGACCTTTGGCGTGTTGAGAAGTCTTACTTGACCCAATCGCCTCACATAAATCCTCTGATCTATAACCTGAGGTTACTCTTACACTTTTTGCAAAGTGATCTCTCACTGGTTGTAAAACTTTATCCACTAAGAGTTTCATATTCTCTTTATGTGATTCAGTAGGTGTATTATCAATACCTTTTCTGATAGCAGTATCAGATTTAGTCATTTCACTTAGACTAAAGTTTTTGCTTAGTTGCATTATTTACCTCTAGTTATTGCTACTATTTTTTTTAATTGTGATTCAATTACTGTTTTACGATTAGGCCAGTAAATATAATTCTCTGGCGCCTTTGCTAATTTCAACATCAAAGGTATTACTAACTTCTCTAACTCAGTAAATTTATCTTTCATTTCTTTGCCGAGATTATCTTTTCTCAAATCGTATTCATCATCCATTTGTTTCTTAGCAATATCAAGTTCAGTCTCGTTCTTCTCTTTAATCTCAGACTTAGCAGAATTAACTGCTGAATATATCTTATCTAATTTACTCTCTAGTGCTTTTAAAGACCCATCAGTTACCTTAGCAACTTCACTAGCAGCCGTCTTTGCAACCGCTTCAGTATCTTTTGTCTCACTAGGTTTTGAGTCAGTTGTGGTAAAACCCCAATCTAAATCGGTATCAAAACCATCTAAAAAATCTAAATCACTCATATTTGTTCCTTTGTTGGGCGAGTAGTAATTTATTCGCCTATCCCGGTGCCCTACTCGCCCCGGTGTTGTTGCCTTGTCGGATTGATTTACTCAACTTCTTATGTGCTAAAGCACGGTGTTGTAAATGTCTCGACAGCAACATAACTATTTATCTAATCTACGATCTTCCCGTACTTCTTTTTGATTTTCTCTAGTGCGGCCTTCGTCTTTGCTTCTTTTGCCCCTCTTTTTCTATATCTATCAGCAAGAGGACTATGTGGGTGAGCGTCAGCAACTTTACCTAAAACCTCTTTAAATCCATCATCTATCTTACTATCTAATTGTCCGACACTACTCACTATACCAACACTTGTAGGTACTAGTTCTATATTCTTTTTCTTGGTGAATTTTTCCATTTCAGATATAGACATTAGGTCATCCCATTCTTCACCTGTTCGTCTATCTCTAAATGTATATAAAGGCATTATAGTTTAAATTGATCAAATGATATTCTACCATTTGGTTGTTTCCAAGTACCGTCTGTATTATAGTGATCAGGATGTTTACCTGTTTCTTTAAACTTATTTATAGTTTTTGTCAGAGAATATCCCTCTTCATTTTTCATATTCATAAATTTATTTAATACTATATTATCAGGATCTGCTTTATATAGTTCTATAGCAAGATAGTCTATTACTTTCTCATCCATAGATGTTTTTAGATGTTTGCCCATTAGTGTACCTCCGTTGATGGCATTTCGATATCATAAGGTTTAACCGTATCTATATCGTCTATTATATGTTCTAATAACATAACTACTTCCTCTTTAGTCATTAGAGTCATATAGCTTCTAAGTGCAACAGCGATAAGACAAGAACATACCATCTGAGGTGGAGTTCCTTTCTGTAGCATTTTACCAGCCAGGTTCAGTATATCTTCGTGTGCCTCTTCTACTGAAACCACTCTGGCTTTCGATCTTTCTTCCATGTTGCAAATCCTCTCTTATGTTTCATATAATATTGTCTGTATGCTGTTATAGAATCACCTACAACTTTTACCTCATCAGGCATAGCTTGTGGTGGTTCTACAAAAGGTTTATTAAGTGGTGCATTTTTAGGTATTTCTTTTAATACTTTTCTTAATTTATAATCTGTTAAATGTTGTTTGCCATATCTGTATGTAAATTCATCACATAGGTAAACCCACATTTGATATAACCACCAGTATTGATAAGCACTTTCTCTGACCCATACGGCACTAGGGTGGTGTATATGACTTGCTTTATAAACTATTTGCTCTTTAGCAATATCTTCACACAACCATCTTTTAACTCTTCTACCACTCTTACTTCTACCTTCATACTCTAAACCGTCAAGCATTCTATGTGCTGTTGACATTAATTGAGCATACTCGATAATCATTTTGACACAATGTTTATCTATATGCATTTCAGCACAAGTTTTGGGATCTTTATGTAAGTAAAATATATTCATCTCATCTTTTTGAAAACTCCAGACCAATGTTCACGCCATTTGGGATCATCGCCATAGTGTTTTAGTTCGTCTATCTTATTTCCCCATATTCTTTTCATATCAGGATCTTTTGCTTTACTTCGTGCCAAAGACAGTCTTGCTATTCGCTGTTTTTTTAATATATTTTTTTCTCTCGTCATATGTGAGTCTGTGTGATATCTCTATTATATCAGGTCCTAGCGTATCTGTCAAGCATTTAAAATCATCAGAAATCATATACTTACCAATATTTGCCAATTTCTCTGGTACTGCAAAACCAGTTCTATCGTTCTGATCATAAACATATAGTTCAGGACAGTTTGTTAGGTACATTGTAATATCGCCTTTTTCATGTAGTAGTCTGGCTTCGCAACCAAACACAAAGTCATCACCACTCTTTACATTGGTATCATATTTTATTTGAGCACCTTTTTTAGAATATAATACAATTCGATTTATACCATCACCTGTAATATCAATCGCAGTTTGTGTATTTTCTAAAAATGATCTAACTGTATCTATTGGTAGTTTTTCTAATTCAGGTTTCATTCTATCATCAAATAGTTTAGATGATCGCCATTCTTTCATGGTCATAAGTTCACCCATAAGTACCTCTTGATTAGTTAATGCTAAAATATCCATTGGGTGGTGTTTTTCTACCATCGCATTTAAAATCTCTAGTGTATTAGGATAAATAAAATCATCACCTTCAATTAAAAAAAGATAATCATAATCAGTTTTACTAAAATGATCTAATACAGTTTGTTTACCACCACTAGGCCATCCTGTCGACTCAGTACGAATATACTTGACGGGTTGTGTGCTACAAGTTGTCTCTACTTGTTTAGCATAATCATTATCTAAAGTATTACAAATTACAAGGCATTCTGTTTGTGATATTACACTATTTAAACATCTTTGAAATTTGTCTATCTCTTTGCTTGTTAATATTGTTGTTAGTATTCTCATTAATTTAAATCTACTCCTCTTCTAAAAATTATTCTTATAAGTCTTACAAAGAAAGGCATTCTTGTTTTCTTTTTTTCAGGTATACCTAATGCCTCTCTAGATATATCTATCATAAAAACTAAACGATTATATGGTGTTTTATTCTTAGCAGTATGATATGCTTGATTATCAAATCCCCAAGTCTCAGTCCAATAAACTTTATCAGCATTTACTTCTAGATATAACTCCTCTTTTTTATGTTCAGGTATAATCACTGGTATATGACATCTTATATATTCTGAATGTATATTCTCAAGTCCTTTATGTACTGTAATGTGACCACCTGCTGTAAGTATAGAAAATGTTGCCTTGTTTATACAGTCGCCATAATCTTCTTTTATCTTATCTAACATTTCTACTGTTTTAGGGTAGTGCATTTTTACTAAATCATATGCGGATAGCGTGCCGAATGTAATGCCATCCACCTTTGCACCTCTATCAACATAGTTTTCCCAAACCCATTTCTTATTATAATATAAAGGTTTCATTTTCCAGTTACCTATGATAAATAGATGATCGTTAAAATCTGTATCTTCCCACCACTTAGTTGTAATTATTTTTCTTGATATTTTTTTAAGTCTAGATAATAAACTAATCTCTTCTTTAGGTTGTTTGTCTGTAAAATAATTCTTAGGTAAGTGTTTACTATTTTTTAAAAACTCTTTTTGTAAGTCATCTTTATACTGGTGCATAAAATCAAATAGGTCATTATTTAAATATACATTAGGCATTTATCTTATCTTTTCTATATTTTTTTATGACTTTTATTTTTAATCTTCCTGGCCTTTGAGATACCTCTCTGCTGGCACTCGTATATTGTATACCGTTTACCTCTGGTATCTCTTTACTAATTTCAACCTTACCTGACATAACATCATCTACATATCTAAATGCTAATTCTGATGAGGCAAGTTGATCTTGACCTGCTCTTTGTACATTAACTGCTAGTTCATCCATACCGTTTATACTTATTAGTGCAGCCTTAAAACTATCTCGTTTGCTACTTTTTAACATCATATCTTCCCACTCAATATCAGGGTCATGCATAAATTCAGATATGGCCCAAGTAGGTATAGTACCTTTTGCTAAAACGGTACCATTATTTTTTATCCAGTTTGAAGCTTCTTGAGTTGTCATACCCATATTATTTTGCCAAGTCATAGGCACTCTTTTAGGTGTCTCGTCAGTTTTGCCCTCCGGTGTATTATAATGTAGAGCGTCATTGTAATATGCTTCTTGAATATCATCTGTTTGCCATAATCCTTTTTTGTCCATTTCATTCATCACTTTATATCCATACTTTGCAGGGTCTACCTCTATTAGGGATAAATTTGCTAGTTCATCTGCAATATATCTGTACTTACCTTGATAAACAGGCATATTTAAATTTAAAACACCTATTGCACAATAATTATCTTGCCAGTTTTTATCTATCCACTTTTTACCTTCATCAAGCGTTTCAGTCGTCTCATTAGGTAACCCAGCAATAAGACTTATATAACCAGCAAAGAAACCATTATTCTTATATGCATAGTCTTTGAATTCTAAAAGACCATCTTTAAGTTTACCTACCTCCATACCTTTACCTATGGCCTTTGCGGCTGGGTGATGTAGAGATTCAATACCATAAAACTGATTCATAAATCCCATCTCAATATATGTATCCCAAGACTTCTTTCTACCTGCAATTAGATCACCTCTTGCATAACCTCCCAGTTTAGGTTGAAATGGTAGTTTCTTCATTACACTAGCAAACCTGACTAATTTTTCGTGATAGTCATTTACTGTTTCATCTGATAACAGGTAGTGCTCAGTTCCCCACCTCTCATAATTTTCTAACAT